ATGGCATACACTACCGGCACTCTGACATACATCGCGGGCGGCCCGATCGAGGGCGCGTGGAAGCTGTGGGAATACACCACGACCGACACGCTGGCCCAGGTGACGGCCGCAGGTTACATCACCGATGCGACCTTCAAGGGCATGAGCCCTGGGGATTTCGTCATCGTGGTGAACCAGACGAACCCGCAGGGCTATATCCTCCAGGTCCAGAATCTGACGCCCGGCGCCATGAATGTCTCCGGTACGGCGACACTTGCTGCTCCGGCCGGCGTCGGCGGATCGCAGTTGGCGTTCCCGCGCAACCTCATCGACGGCGGCGACTTCACCACCAATCCGTGGCAGCGCGGCGTGAGCTTCACCGGAATCGCCGGCGCCGTCACCTACACGGCAGATCGCTTCTTTGCGGTCGGCGGCGCGTCGTCCTCGATCTCGGTGTCGCAGGTCACCGGCGTCACGGCCGTATCGGGGTTCACGCAGGCGCTGCAGTTCGGCCGCGCGGCGGCGAACGCCAACACGGCGGCGATCAGCCTCGGCCAGGTCATCGAGACGCTCGACTCCATTCGCTGTCAGGGCCAGACCGTCACGCTGTCGTTCTGGGCCCAGGCCGGCGCCAATTGGTCCCCGGCGAACGGCGCTCTCAACGTGCTTCTTGCCAGCGGGACAGGCGCGAACCAGAGCGCCGCCAGCCTGGCGGCGGGTGCGTGGACGGGCTATACCTCCCTCACGCTGACGCCGCAGCAGAACCTCTCGCCCAACTCTTCGCCCAATAACGCCGTGCTCACGCCGGGCGCAAACATCGCCCAGCAGATCACGACGAGCTGGCAGCGCTACGTGTTCACGGCATCGGCGCCGGCGAATTGCACGCAGCTTGGCCTGCTGTTCAACGCCACGCCGGTCGGCACGGCCGGCGCCGCAGACTTCGTGCAGATCATGGGCGTCCAGCTCGAGATCGGCGCGCAGGCAACTCCGTTCGAGCATCGCGATATCGAATTGGAGTTGGCGATCGCCCAGCGCTATTTCTTCAACATTCCGGAGCCGGCATCAGGTGTCATCGTCGGCGCCGGCATGGTGGCGGGCGCCGCGTCGGAAATCATCTTCATTCCGCTGCCGGTGCAGATGCGCGCGGCGCCGACCGTGACGGTATCGGCCGGCTCCTTCAAGTTCAACCTCGCCGGCGCCGCCACCGCGGTCGGAACCTTCGCGCCCGGCGCCACCCACACGCCGAACTACATCAGCGTGACCGGCACCGCCGCGGGCACTGCCGGCCAAGGCACGCTGCTGCAGGGCGGCGGCGGCGCCGGATTTATTCAGGCCAGCGCGGATTTCTGAAAAACAGAGGACGGAGGACAGGGGGACGGATGACGGAAATCCGTCCTCCGGCCTCTGCCTTCCAACTCTGCCGTCTGTCGTCCGCCATCTGTCGTCTGGAGCACCCATGACTACGCAGCTCTTCATCTACAACGAGGCGCTCGGCCATCTCGGGGAGCGCCAGCTCGCGAGCTTGTCCGAGCCGCGCGAGCCGCGCCGCGTCCTTGATTCCTACTGGTCGGACGTGGCCGGCTTCTGCCTGGCGCAAGGCTTGTGGAAGTTCGCAAGGCGCACCGTCCAGATCGACAACAGCTCCACTCTCACACCGCAGTTCGGCTTCAACTATTGCTTCTCGATCCCGATCGATTGGGTGAGGACGATCCAGGTCTCGACTTCGCCAAATATGGATCCGCCGCTGCTGCAATACAGCGACGAGGCGGGGCTCTGGTACGCCAATCTCACGCCGATCTATGTCTCCTATGTTTCGAACGATCCGCTCTACGGGATGAACATCGGGAACTGGCCTGAGCATTTCGCCGACTACGTCTCGCTTCGCCTGGCGCGGCAGGCGTGCCTGCGCATCACCAACGACAAGGAGTTGAAGGCTGCGCTGCTCAGAGAAGAGGACCGCGCCCGCCGCGTCGCGAAAGCCGAGGAGGCGATGGATGAGCCGCCCGGCCTGCCGCCTGTTCCGTTCTGGGCGCGCGCCCGGCGCGGCGCATTCGGGCCCGGAGGATTGTGGCTCGGCGGCGGCGCCGGCGGATCGATCGCAACCGGGCCGCAGGGGAATGACTGATGCGCGCAAACGCAGCGTTATATTCCTTAAATGCCGGCGAGGTCTCCAAGATCGCGCTCGCGCGCGTCGACGTGGCGAAGCTGCGCATGGCGGCTCAATGTCAGGTCAACTGGCTGCCCTATGTGGTCGGGCCGATGACGTTGCGGCCCGGACTCTCCTATGTGGGCGAGGTGCTGGGCGACGCGCCGGCGCGGCTCTTGCGTTTCATATTCTCCAAGCTCGATACGGCGTTGATCGAGCTTACCGCCAACAATATGCGCGTATGGGTCAACGAGACGCTCGTCAGCCGCGCCGCGGTCGGAACCTCGATCGGCGACCCGTTCTTTTCCGGCCTTGGCAACTGGTCGAATGCCAACACCACCGCGGGCGCGAGCGCGACTGTTTCGGGCGGCGTCGCCACGCTCGCCTGCCAGCCGGTTGGCGGGCTCGCGCAAATCCAGCAGACCATCTCGATCGCTCCTGCTGACCAGGGCAAGGAGCACGCGATCCGCCTCGTCATCACGCAGGGGCCCGTGGTGTTCCGGGTCGGCTCGACGGCCGGCGCGGCGGACCTCATCGCGCAGACGACGCTCGACACCGGCGCCCACTCGCTCGCCTTCACGCCGTCGTCCGGCAACGCCGCCATTCAGATCGAATCGACCGACGCGTGGTCGAAGACGCTGACGCAGTGCTCGATCGAGAGCGCAGGCACCATGGTGCTGCCGACGCCGTGGAGCGTGAATGACCTTCCCAATATCCGCTACGACCAGTCCGGCGACATCATCTTCATCGCCTGCTACGGCCAGCAGCAGCAGAAGATCGAGCGCCGCTCGCTGCACTCGTGGTCGGTCGTTCAATTCTACAGCAACAATGGGCCGTTCCAGTCGACGCCCGGAATCGTCGCCAACTTCACGCCGGGCAATTACCACGGCAACACCACGCTGACATCGGACCGGCCGTGGTTTCAGGCAGGCCACGTCGGCTGCCTGTTTCGCCTGTTCACCAACGGCCAGTTCAACCAGACCATCCTGGGCAACCAGAATGCCTTCACGCCGCCGGTCCGGGTCACGGGAGTAGGCGTCGGCGTCGGTAATCCGCCGGTGCCGCAGTCGAACCAGGGGCGCAACTATACGTGGACGATAAGCGGCACATGGTCCGGCGTGCTGACCATGCAGCGCAGCTTTGATTCCGCCGCGTCGGGCTATGTCGATACGGTCGCCGCCACCGGACCCAACGGCGGCCCGTCGTCCGGCGGCGCGCTCACCGCAAACGGCGCCCTGCAATCGGTGACCGGAAGCGCCGGCGCTCCCACCGACCTCGATAACGCCATCTGCTGGGAGCGCATCGGCTTCAAGGCTGGGCAGTATACGTCGGGGAGCGCCGTCGTATCGTCGAACTATTCAGGCGGCGGCGGCTTCGGCATCTGCCGGGTGACGGGCTATGTCTCGCCGACCCAGGTCAACATCGAAGTTCTTTCCCCGTTCACCTCGCTTGCCGCCACCACGGACTGGGTGGAGGGCGATTGGTCGGGCGTCATCGGCTATCCGACGTCGGTCGCCTTTCACGAGGGGCGCCTGTGCTGGTTCGGCCGCGACCAGGCCTGGCTGTCGGCCTCGGACGACTTCACCAACTATGCCGACATCAATCTGGACGGCACCTCGACCGGAGACGGCGGCGCCATCAATGTTGCGCTGGGCTCGGGGCCGGTCGACACCATCTCGTGGGGGCTCTCCCTCACCCGGCTGATGATCGGCCGCGAGCAGTCGATCGCCTCGGCGCGCTCATCGAACTTCGACCAGCCGGTGACGCCGTCGCAGATCGTGATCCGCGACTGCTCCGACCAGGGCGCGCAGCGGCTGCCCGCCATCAAGGCGGGCAAGCGCGGCATCTTCGTGCAGCAATCGGGGCGGCGCGTCTACGAGCTGGCGTTCAGCGCCCAGGAGATGGATTACGACGACCGCGATCTCACGAGGCTCAACCTCGACATCGGCAAGGCCGGCTTCACCGACATCGACAAGGCGACCCAGCCCGACAAGATGATCCTCCTGCCGCGCGGCGACGGCCAGGCAGCGTGCCTGTTGTATGACGTGAAGGACGAGGTCGAGGCGTGGTGGCGGCTGCAGACCCTCGGCGTCATCGAGAATGCCGCGGTGCTTCCTTCCCCAGGCTCTCCGGCGGGCTCCGAAGCCAGCGGTATCGAGGACCTCGTTTATTTCGTGGTGCGGCGCACGATCAACGGGGTGACGCGGCGCTTCATCGAGCGGCTCGCCCCGCGCGACAATTGCGTGGGCGGCGCCATCAACCAGCAGCTCGACTGCCACGTGGTCTATCGAGGCGCGCCGGTCTCGGCCATTACGCTATCGCATCTGCCGAACACCCCCGTTTCGGTTTGGGCGGACGGCCAGGCGATCGGGTCCGCCACGACGAGTGCGTCCGGCGTGCTGACATTGCCCGACGGGCAGGCCCATTCCAATATCGTGGCCGGCCTCGCCGGCGCCGTCATCTCGAATACCGCCGCGTCCCCAACCGGCACGCTCATGGTCGGCACGCAATATAACGGGTATCCGGCAGAGGTCTTCGCCGATATCGGCGCAACCGGCGAGCCGGTTCATATCGGTTCCATCGTGGTCGCAGACGGCGCCATCACGCTTCCCAACGGGCAGACTGCGCTCACCGTTGTCGCGTGCCTCGGCTATGTGGCGCCGTTCATGTCGGCGAAACTTGCCTATGCGGCGCAATTGGGGTCCGCGCTGACGCAACGCAAGCGGATCGATCATGTCGGGCTCGTGCTGTACGACACCAACTCCCAGGGCATCGCGTTCGGGCAGCGGTTCGACGCGCTCGACAATCTGCCGCTCTGCGAGGCGGGGGCGGCGACGCCCGCGGCGACGACCTGGAGCGAGTACGACGAGCCCATGATCGAGGTGCCGGGCAGTTGGCAGACCGACGCACGGCTGTGTCTGCTCGCGCAAGCCCCGAACCCCTGCACTGTCGGGAGCGTGGTGATCGGACTGACCACGAATGAGCGGGGATGACCGACGGCAGACGACCGAGGACGGATGAAAGATATCCGAACTTCGGGGCGAGCATGCCGCCCGTCTCCACCCTCCGATCCGTCATCTGTCGTTGGTCCTGCGTCCTCTGAACAATGCCGAAAGTCACGCTGCGGCCGACGATTGCCGCCGATCTGGCTCATGTCATTGGCGAACCCTTGCCTTACCGCATCCGCGCCATCACGGCCCTCGTCGATGACCGCGTGATCGGCATCGGCGGGATCGCGTTTCCGCCTTACGGGCCGGCAATCGCGTTCGTGCAGCTTGCGCCCCCGTCGGGACAGGACGCCGATGGCGATGCCGGGCGGACCGCGCCAGGCGTTCCTGAGGCGAGGCGTTATCCGGTTGCATTTCACCGCGCCGGCCTGACGGCGATGGAGATGATTCGGAAGTCTCCCATCACACAAGTGGTGGCGACCGCAGATGCCGCCAGCGAGGTGGCGGTGCGCTGGTTGAAGCGGCTGGGCTTCCAGCCGGCGCAGCGCCAGCCGATCGCCGGCAAGATCCTTTTCGTGTGGAATCGGGAGTCAGGAGTTCGGGGTCAATCCTGCAGCCCGTGCAGCCCGGATTGAACCACCGGGTCCGGTCTTAGGCCGGCCCGATGATAAACGCCGCGAAATCCGGGGCCAGCCGCGCCGCGCGTCACTGCCGTTCCCGGGTTTCGTTTCCGCTCAACCCGGGCTACGACGCCTAAAACGGAGAGGATGCCGATGGCGACCATCGATCGTCGTGGCGCGACCGTATCTGCGGCCGATCCGCCGATTGCGACCAATCCGAACCCGGATCTTGCCTGGAAGGCGCCGGCGCGCGTCGCGACGACGGGCAGCAATATCACATTGTCCGGGCTGCAGACGATCGACGGCGCAGCGCTCAATGCCGGCGACCGCGTGCTGGTGAAGGACCAGACGGACGCCGCCACCAATGGGCTCTACAATGCGCAGACCGGGCCGTGGACGCGCACGATCGATGCGCAGAACAATTCGCAATGGACGCAGGGCACCCAGATCGCCGTCACCCAGGGCGCGGCGAATGCCGGGGTCGTCTTCCGGCTCACCGCGGCCAATCCGGTCGTGCTCGGCGTGTCCGCGCTCACATGGGCCGGCGACGCGAGCAGCACGATCGTCGGCGACCGTGATTATGCGATCCTGGGGACCGACCGGGTGCTCAACGGGGGCCTACTGACCGCCCCGCGCACGTGGACGCTCCCGCCAGTCGCGTCGGTCAATCAGGGGCACCGTATCCTCATCGCCACCGGCGGCATCTCTCCCGTCAATACGCTGACCATCGCGACCCAAGGCGCCGATCAGATATGGTGGCCGACCGGGGCCGCCGTGAGCGATGTCACCATCCCGTTTCCTAATGTCCTCATGGAGCTGCTTGCGCTCACGAACAGCTCCTCCAGCCTTTGGGTCGTGACGGCCTTCTACGTCTACAGTGTCCCGGTGATCCTGACCGGCACCTCCGGTCTTCTCTCTTCGGCCTCGCAGATCATCAATGCGAGCGGCACATTCACCCTGACGTTGCCTCCCGCCGCTCAATTCGGCGGCCAGTGGATTTGGATCAAGTCCATCTCGCCGCAAGCCATTAACTCGGCAAGCAGCAACGTAGTGCCGCTCGGATCATCGACACCCGGCACAGCGATCTTGAATGCGACCGGCAAGTTCGCGGCCCTCCAGTCTGACAATGCGAACTGGCAGATCATGTTCGCGGGCTGATTTTTCAACGCTGGCGACGGCGGCGATTGGCATTGCGGCTGTGAGCCTTCATGGGCGGCGTAAGGGCCGCAGCCGCCAGACCGCCTACCCTCGATCCTGATCCCCGTCACTCGACATCGGAGACAATGAGATGGCGCTATTTCCTCTGAGCTCCGCCTTTGCGGCGCAGCAGCACATCGGGCAGGTGGGCGGCCTCAGCAATGTGTGGCAGCCGGCCGACTCTGCGCTGACGCGGCCTGCGAACACCACCGCTTATGCGGCGAACCAGGCGATCGGGTCGGGCACGACCGCGCTGTTCAAGTTCTCGGGCTTCTTCCGGGCCAATGGCGGGTCCGCCCTGCTGACCGGGCTGCGCCTCGTTGCGTCGCTCTCAGGCATTGCAGCCTCCAACATGGGGGCGATCCGCGCCCACCTGTTCAATGCGGCGCCGTCGATCGCCGCCGGATTGGTTGACCAGGGCGCGTTCAACACGCTGTTGGCCGACGACCTGCTCAAGCTCGGGACGGTCGATTTCTCGACCTGGAATATCGGCGGCGGCGGCTCGAACCTGATCGAAAGCTATGGCGCGCCGGCGCTCTCGCCGCTGCCGATCATCGGCGCGCAGACGCCCGCGCCGGGCGCGCGCGACCTCTACATGATCCTGGTTGCGACCGGCGCATTCACGCCGGCCTCAGGCCAGACGATCCAGGGCTATGCCTCGGCGACGGTGGACTAAGCCATGGCGCTCGCTGAAATCCCAGCGCGGAGATTGCTGCTGCTCGGCGGCAGACGAGGCTTCGCCGGAGGGGTCGACCCCAACTGGTGGAAGCGCTTCCAGTTCGGCGGCGTGCTGCCGACCGTGGTGATGGATTTTGCCAACGGGCTCTACTACGACGGCGCGCAGACCAGCACCGACCCCGCCGCCTTCGTCAGCAACGGCACGGTGACGGCCGGCTCGGGCCTCCTCTGCAACGCCGCCAACATCACCGCGAAGGGAGCGCTCCTCGCCGCCTTCCAGGGCGCGAGCGGCTACAACGCGCAGATCGCAACCTTCGGCGCGCCGGCGGCGGCCGGAGCAAATGTCGGGATGCTCGCTGACGATCATACCAACGGCATTTTCATGAACGCCGCCAGCGGCGGGTTTCTGACCTGGAACCAGGCCGCAGGCTCTGCGCTGCAAGACAGCGCCGGCTTCGACTGGACCAAGACCTGCTGGGGCAGCCTGTCGACGAATGGCTCTACCTTCCGCCGCCTTTCCTCCCTTGGCCCCGGCGCCGGGACAACCGGCGCGACCGGCAATCATCTGGCCGATGCGAACGGCTACGCGAGCCCGGCAACAATTTTCCTCGGCTCGTGGAACTCCGGCTTCACCTTCCAGGGCTTCATCGCCCAGCTCGCCGTGTGCAAGAACAACCCGCTCGCCGACCGCGTCATTCCGCCCGCTGCCTTTACCGGCACGAACGGCTGGTGGTGGAACGGCGATGCGGCAAATTCCAGGATCACCTACGGCAACGTCCTTGCCTACGAGTACACCCAGCCATGGACGCTCGTTGCCGCCATCTGCTGCTTCGCCGCCGCGGGCGGAGGACATGCCGGCGTCTCCGGCATCGTCTTCACCAACGTCACCGGCCCCGGCAACGCGGCGCAGCCAGGCTACGAGTTCTGGCCCGACGGCAACGGCCATATGACCATCCGCGTCATCCATGTGGCGAACACCGCCTGGATCGACGTGAACGGCGGCACGTTCATTGCGGACGGCAAATGGCGCGTCGTGGCGGCCTCCTACGACGGCTCCGGCCGCGCGGCTGGCTGCAAAATCTACGTTGACGGCATGCCGGAAACCATCACCGTCAATGCCGATAGCCTCGGCGGCGGGTCGATCATCTCGACCGATGGCGCAAACCCGAACGGCTATGTGATCGGCAACCAGCAGGGCCAGAGCTTCGGCAACATCGGCGCGATCGGCCTGTTTCGGCAGTTCAACCGGGTTTTATCGCAATCCGAGATTCAGAAATACAAAATCAACATGACGTTGCCGCCGATCGATTCATCGTGCGTGCTGGCGCCGGCGTTGAATGAAGGCGGATCCAGCACGACGACAGCCGATCTCTCGGCGAGCGGCCTGACCGGCACGCTCAACTCGGCAAGCTGCTGGCTGAGAGGATGACGACAGAGGACAGAGGACAGAGGACGGATGGAGGCGCGAGGCTCTGGCAATCCGTCCTCTGTCGTCCGCTAAGGAGAATGCCGATGGCGCGAACCGTCAAACTGATCGAAGGCGAGATGTTTTCATCGAAGCGCGTGCTCATCGAGGTGCTGTCGCTGCCGCCGCAGGGCTGCAACATCGCCGAGATGCGCAAGCGCATGCGGGTGATGGATGCGATCGAGGCGGCACAGGGGGATGAGATGACCTTGGAGGATGCGGACTACGAGCTGCTCAAGGCGGTGTTTCATTCAAACCAGTTCCGCCTGGCGCACAAGGATCTGCTGGCGATTGCCGACACGCTGACCTGACCCATGTCGACGATCAATCTTGCGGGCGGCAACACGCTGCTCTCCTCGGGCTCGTTTCCGCCCGTGCGCGCAGCCTCGACCGGCGCGCCGCTCAACCCGGCGATCGGCGGGCTCCTTGTGGTCGACGGCGTGCAGCTTGCGGCGGGCGACCGCGTGCTGGTGAAGGACGAGGCGAACGCGGTCAACAACGGCATCTATGCGGCGAGCACGGGCCCGTGGACGCGCACCAGCGACGCCAATACCAACACGCAGTTCTTCTCCGGGATGGCGGTGACGGTCGCGCTCGGCAATGTCAATGCCGGGCAGACCTTCATCTGCACCTGCACGGACGATCCTGTCGTCGTGGGAACGTCGCTCATCACCTTCGCCTCGCAGCAGGCGGTGGCGACCGCGCAGCAGTCCGCGACTTCGACGACATCGCAGACGATCGGCACCGGCTCAAAGACCTGGGCGGTGCAGTCCGGCAAGGCGTTCCAGGCCGGGCAATGGGTGCTGGTCGAGGAGACCAGCAACAGCGCCAACCAGATGCTGGGCCAAATCTCAAGCTACAGCGGCGGCTCGCTGACCGTAAATGTAACCGCGACGGGCGGCGCGGGCACATATTCCGACTGGACGATCGTGCTCACCAACAGCCCGGCCGCGGCGGGCTATCAGCCGCCGGTGGGCACGGGTAACGTCACGGGGCCGGGCTCCTCGACCGCGGGCCACGTTGCGACCTTCGCTGACGCGACCGGGAAGGTGCTTGCCGATGGGGGGGCGGTCTTCAACGTCCCCTACAGCGGAGGGCTATTCACCAACGGTTCACCAGCAGCGACGATCACGAGACTGGACAGGCTGCTCGTCAGCACGGCGACCATCAACAGCGGCGACAACCCCGTCACCACGAAAGATTGGCTTGAGGGGCTGATCCCGCATACGACCTCAAATGCCCAGCTGGCCTCCATCAGCCCGCTAAGCGCCATCGGGGTGCTCGGCGGCTCACGAACCAGCGATGTGGCGACCGGCCAGGGGTCCATCGCGGTCGCCGGGTTTCAGAACAACAACAGTTCGGCCGGCGGCCAAAACGGCTGGGCGCTCTACGGTGAGGCGTGGCACAACAATACTGCTGCGGTCTTTACGACCGCAATGGAACTGGACATCGTCAACAAGCAAAGCCTCGTCCAGATTGATCCGTACAATGTCAATCCCGGTCATCAATGCACGGCCATGTGGATTGGGAGCGGCGGGAGCAGAGCGGGAGCACAGATCGCATCTGCGGCTGCGGTATTTATCGCCAACGGCGCGACCTTCGACAAGGGCATCATCTTTCAATCAGGTTCGCTGACCGCATCGAACGGCCTCGCCCTCGCTCTGCCGGCCGGGTACCAGATTGGATGGTATAGTTCCGCCGGCGTCCTCGGCCCGACGATACAGGGCAATGCGGGCGGCATGGCGCTGGGCCGCGTCGCCACCGTCGGAAACGGCACCGTCGGACCAATGACCATGGGGTCAGCGGGACCGCCAGGATCAAACGCTGGCGTTCAGGAGTGGATGGTGATCACCAATCCTTTTGGCGTCACTAGGTACATTCCATGTTTCTAAGCCGGTGAGGCTTTCTGCACGATTGCGATGTTGGTAAGAACCACCAGCCGCTCTATACCAAGCGCCGATGCCGTAAATCCTGGCGCCACGCCTCTGCTGGAGGATGCTGACCACGCCACATTGCGAGAGGCGATCGAATGATTTCAGTTCGGGGTCGCCAACCGACTTGTCCTGCGCATCATTGATGACGTGATCGAGGCCAAAGCGCCAGCCTCTGACCTTTGACATGCAGCACCCTTATCTCCTTCTCGCCCCCGAATACACCGCGCTGCTTGCCGCCATGCGCCTCGATCCGGCCCGCGAGCATGAGCTGGCGCAGCGCGCGGCCAAGGTGCTGGAGCTCGCCCACCGCCACTGCGACGAATGGGCCGAGGTCGAGGCCAGGACGGGCGTGCCGCGGCTGTGGGGGCTCGCCTCGTTCGAGCGCGAGGCCTCCTCGGACTATTCCCGCTCGCCCGCGCAGGGCGACCGCTGGGACCGCGTCTCGGTGCATGTGCCGGCCGGGCTCGGGCCCTACCGCTGCTGGGCCGAAGCGTGCGTCGAGGCGTATCGGATTGATCGGCTGGATGAGGTTGCGCGATCTCCCTCCCCCGCAAGCGGGCGAGGTTTGGGGAGGGGGCGCGATCCAGAAATGACGGCGTCGCCGTCGGGCTCGGCCGCCTCCCCCTCCCCTGACCCCTCCCCTGACCCCTCCCCTGACCCCTCCCCCTCCCCTGACCCGTCCCCCGCAAGCGGGGGAGGCGAAGGGGGGCTGGCCACCGCAAGCAGGGGAGGGGAAATGGTGGGCGAGCCCTTCGACAAAGGCTCAGGACCCGCGCTCCCAGGCTGGACCTGGCCCCGCGCCTGCTACGAGGGCGAGGCTTTCAACGGGTTCGGGCCGCGCGCGCACGGCCGCCGCACCAGCTATCTGTGGAGCTGGACCAACATTTACGACGGCGGCAAGTACGTCGCCGACGGCCGCTGGGACCCGGATGCGCGCGATGCGCAATGCGGCATGGCGCCGATGATGGCGGCGCTGGCGCGGCTGGACAGCACGCTTGCGCTCGGGGATGCGCCGCCGTGGGCCGGGAGCGCAGAGCCTGAGCCCTTGTCGAAGGGCTCGGCTGCCCCCGTCCTGCGCTCCCCTGCATCCTTCGACAAGGGCTCATCCTTCGACAAGGGCTCAGGCGGGGGAGCAGACGGGGCTTCGGCCAGCGCTCAGCTGTCCGCGCGCCCAGGGCCTCCCATCGTGCCGGACGTGTTCGCCGCCGACGCGACCGCGTGGATGCAGACGGCGCTCAACCGATGGGGCGCCGAGCGCTTGTCGAAGCCTGGGGGCTCGTGGAAGCACGAGCGCCGGCGAACGATCTGCCGCTTCTCGTAGACGGCTGCTACGGCCGCCATACCCGGCGCGCGGTGGCGGCATTCCAGGCTGCGCATGGCCTTGTGCCGGACGGCCTCGCCGGGCCGCTGACGCTCGCGGCCCTGCGCGAGCTTGCGCCGTAAGCGCACCCCCAACCGAAGGAGAATCCATCTTGGACGAAACCAAGGCCCTCATTCAGTCGAAAACCTTTTGGGGCGCCGTGGTGGCGCTCATCGGTGCGGCGCTCACGCTCGGCCGCTACACGCTCTCGCCGGCCGATGCCGCCGCGGCCGTCGATCTCCTCAGCGGGATCGCCGGCGCCGTCGGCGCCCTCATCGCCATCTATGGCCGCGTCGTCGCGACGAAGAAGATTGGAGCCTGACCCATGCGCACGCTCGTGTCTTTCATCCTGTTGCTTGTGCCGTCGCTCGCGATGGCGCAGAGCAAACCGCCATCCTATCCTCCGCCTGGGAGCGCGGGCCCCGAGCATCTGTCGAAGGGCCCGTCCGCACCTTCGCGGAGTGCGGGCGAGCCCTTCGACGCAGCCGCAGCGCCTGCTGTCCGAGGTCGAGCGGCGGCCCCGTTGAAGATCGCGACCGAACGCGGCGGCGCACTCCCAAAGCGCGCCGCGCTGCAGATTGCAACGCCCGATGAATTGTGGAGAAAAATCCGCGCCGCCGACGCCGCCGATTTGCAATACGCCAAGGCGCTGGCGGATTCCGTCGGATCGGCCGCCGCCAGGGAGCGCGCCGCCTGCTACGAAGCGTTAATCGTCATCATCGCGCAAGCCCAGGGCGCGGGTTTGAAGGACGCCAACGGGAACGCGCTCACGCAGCCGGACCCGCACGTGTTCTCGTCTTTCGAGCAGCTTGCCGAGGTTGCGGAGGCGCTGCAGCCGACCGGACCGCTGATGGCGGCCTGCGCGCCCGCGTGGACCGCGCTCAAGCTCTCCGCCTTTGAGTTCTTCACCCTGGCCGTGAGCGGCGCGGCCGGCCTTTCCGCGCTTGGCGTCGCAATCCCGTGAGCCGCCCATGAGCGAGGCGCAAGACCGGCAATGGCACGTCGACAAGAAGGTGCCGCTCGCCCTCATCATGACCATCATCGGCCAGACGGTCGTCGCCGCCTGGGGCGCATCGAACCTGTGGACCCGCGTCGGCGAGCTTGAGCGGCAGATGCAGCTCGCCGCGCCTCAGTTCGAGCGCATCATCCGGCTGGAGACCAAGGTGGACGGGATCACAGGCAGCCTGTCCGAGATCAAAGCGCTGATCAACCGGCGGATCGAGCAGAAGCCTTAGCGCCAGCCCCGCTTCTTAGCGCACTTTACGATGACACTGGGATATGTGAAGGCAAAGCGCACGCCCCCGAATCATCAGGCACAAAATGGCCGTTTACGACGATATCATTTTCAAAGTAGTGCGCGATGCCGAAGCTGACCTTGAACAGCGGCTCGACGCGGACATCATGTATTTCAACAGCGAAATTCGCATGAACATATTCCCATGGTTTCGGGAGGTGATCGAAAAGCTCGCCAGGCGGCCGGAGAAGAAGTCCGCGATCGCGATCTTCCTTACCACCCCAGGTGGTCAAGCCGAAGTTGTGGAAAAACTGGTCGAAGTTGTGCGGGCTCATTTCGACCTGGTTAATTTCGTCGTGCCTGTCGCCGCAATGTCCGCGGGCACCATTTTTTGCATGTCGGGCGATAAGATTTTCATGGACTACTCGTCCTCGCTCGGACCGATCGATCCGCAGGTGCCAGACCGTGAAGGCAAGTATCTCATCCCAGCACTTGGTCATCTCGACAAGGTCAAGGAGATCATCGAGAAGTCGCGCAACAACACCATTACCCCGGTCGAGTTTCAATGGCTTCTGAACCAGGACCTCGCAATGCTGCGCTTCTACGAACAGGCGCGCGATTTGTCGATCGCGTTGCTGGAAAAATGGCTTGTTCAGTACAAGTTCAAGGATTGGCTAACTCACAGGACAAGCAGTCCAGGGACAGCCGTTACGCTAGAAGAGAAGCGGACGCGGGCAAACGAAATTGCCAAGCTCCTCTCAAACAACGCCCACCGGCACTCGCACGGCCGAATGATCGGGATGAACACGCTCAGGAAGACATGTAAGCTCGAGATAGATGATTTCGGTGGAGACCCGGATCTCCAGAAGGCTGTTCGGACTTATAACGATGCGCTATCGGAATACTTGGCACGTGCGCAGATCCGGAACTTTTTGTACAATCGACACCTGAACTGA